CCAAGGAAGATATACGCATTGCCGAGTATTTCTACGTCAAACGGGAATCGGCAACCCTGTACCAATTGAGCGATGGAACGTCCAAATTTGCAGAAGGTAAGGATTTTCGCGCCCGTCTTGAGGCAGCAGGCATCCAAATCATCGGTGAGCGTAAATCCTTTAAGCGGACAATTAAGTGGAAGAAACTTACCGCGATGGAGGTCATAGAAGAACGCGATTGGCCTGGCACTTATATCCCCGTGGTTCCCGTTTACGGTCGTCATGTAGTCATTGGAGACAAGCGCCACAAGTTCGGCATGATTCGTCACGCCAAAGATGCCCAGCGGATGTACAACTTCTGGCAGACCACCATTACGGAATCGGTTGCGCTGGCTCCCAAAGCCAAGTGGCTTATGGCAGAAGGCCAAGATGAGGGTCACGAAAGCGAATGGGCGGCAGCTAACGTTAAGTCGTTCCCCCTGCTGCGCTATAAGCAAACCGACATTGACGGACAATCTGCGCCGCCTCCACAACGCCTCCAGCCCGAGCCACCGCCTTCAGGTGTCATGGCAGCAGCGGCATTGATAAACACCGACATTGCCACTTTGATGGGCATTTATGACCCGTCACAGCAGATGCCAGGTAATATCTCAGGCAAGGCGCTAAATGGTCAACAACAACAAGTTGACCTAACAAACTTTGATTTTTACGACAACCTTACAAAGTCAATTGCCCAAACCGGCAAGATTATTCTTGATTTAATCCCCCATATTTACGACTCTCAACGAGTAATGCGCATCATTGGGGCAGATGGAAAGCCTGATTTGGTCAACATTAATCAACCGAGCCAAGACGATCAAGGCGTGTATAAGGTCATGCACGACATGACGGTTGGGCAGTACGATGTGGTGATGGACACCGGCCCAGGCTTCAATTCCAAGCGCCAAGCGGCAGTGGATGCCATGATGCCATTGGTAAACGGCAACCCCGAATTGTTCAAAGTTGCTGGAGATTTGGTGTTCCGGAACATGGATTTCCCTGGCGCAGAGGTCATTGCAGACCGCCTTGCCGCCTCCAATCCCATGTCGCAGATTGACGATAAATCGCCTGTGCCGCCCCAAGTTCAAATGCAACTCAAGCAAAATCAGGCTCAGATGCAGCAGATGCAGCAACAAATGCAGCAAATGCAGATGGTCATCAAGGAGCGTCAGGACATCGAGCAAGTCAAGCAAGATGCCGAAACCAAGCGGGTATTGATTAAAGAAACAAACCGCGCCCACGAACTTGAATTGACAAACGCCGAGCGCCTCCAAGAAATGCAAATGAAGATGGAGGCATCGGCCCACGAAACTGTGATTAAGACGGAAACCCAAAAGGAAATTGAGCGCATGAAGGCCGAAGTTGCCATGTTATTGGCAAATTTGGACAGGGCATCGTCCCGCGCCGCTTCCTTGGAAACAATAGAAAGAGCAATTTAAATTTGTGGTATAAACCACACAACCTTACCAGTTGGGTTTCAACTGGGCAAAAATCTTGAGGAAACTCATGTCAAGTGAAAAAGAAGCCGGTCAAGTATTGACTAGCGAGAATGCAGCGGAATTTTATGCAAACCGAATGGGTTTAGCCGATCAAGCGCCTGCCGAGGCTGAAGTTGAGGATTCTCCTTCAGAGCCGACAGAAAGCGATGACCGGAGTGAATCAGGAGCAGAAAAGGAAGCGAAATCGACAGAGGAACGGAAACAAAATCCGAAACTCGAAAAGCGGTTTTCAGAGATAACCAAGCAGCGCGAACAGGCCCGCCAAGAAGCGGCGCAGGAACGTGAAGTAAGGCAAAGGCTAGAGACTGAGTTAGCGGCTATAAAGCAGCAGCAGCAACCCCAACAGGTTAAAGCGGCTGACGAAAAGCCTCAACCGAGTCAATTTACGGATGCTTTTGAATATGCAGAAGCATTGGCAGATTGGTCGGCTGAGCAGGCATTGGTTAGGCGAGATCGTGAAGATGTGGAGCGCAGGGCAGACGAAGCGCGGCAGAAAGTAATTTCTACCTGGGCGCAGAAGGTTGCAACAGCGAAGGCCGATATTCCCGATTTTGATGACATGGTGGCCTCAAGTGGTGTTGCGGTAAGCGACCCCATTCGTGATGCCATTTTGGAGAGTGACGTAGGCCCACAAATCCTATACCACTTAGCCAAAGAGGACGATCTTGCAAAGAAGATTGCCTCAATGTCGCCATTTGCTGCGCTACGCGAGATTGGAAAGTTGGAAGCGAAGTTTGAGAAGCAACCTGAGACTAAGCAAAGTAATCCTGTCGGTAAGAGTAAAGCACCACCACCGATCAGCCCGATTCGGAATGCTGGAAACGCTAACCAAGTAGAAATTGGCTCAGACGGTCAGTTTCACGGAAGTTACCAAGCGTGGAAAGCGGCTCGCAAGGCTGGTCGAATTCGATAGTTTATTTTTTAAGGAAAAATCATGGCAAATAATTTGCTAACCATTTCCAAGATCACCAACGAAGCGCTGATGGTCTTGGAGAACGAACTCACTTTCACCAGTGAAGTAGATCGCAACTACGACGACCAATTTGCCGTTGTTGGTGCGAAAATCGGTAACACCGTGAACGTCCGTAAACCTGGTCGTTTTATCGGTACAACTGGCCCCGCCTTGAACGTTGAAGATTTCAACGAGACATCGGTGCCTGTTACCTTGTCCACTCAGTTCCACGTTGATACCCAGTTCACCACTCAGGACTTGGCTCTGTCTCTGGATATGTTCTCGGATCGTGTGCTCAAGCCCGCCGTTGCTGCAATCGCCAATAAGATTGACCGCGATGGTATGGTTATGGCTAATCTGAACACCGCGAACATCGTCGGCACTGCCGGTACGCCTCCCACTGGTCTGATTACTTATCTGACCGCTGGTGCATACTTGGACAGCGAAGGCGCTCCCCGTGACGGTCGCCGTTCGGTCATCATTGAGCCATTTACCTCTGCAACTATCGTTGACAGCCTCAAGGGTCTATTTGTACCCCAAGAAGCAATCGGCGAACAGTATCGCAAGGGTTTGATGGGTCGTGATTCGGCTGGATGCAACTGGAAACTGGATCAGAACGTTGTTAGCCAAACCTTTGGTTCGTGGAGCGCAAACACCATTGCAATCAACGTGACTACAGCAACCGGCTTCCTGACTTCTGGTTGGTCGCAATTCTCGACTATTTCTTTGGCTGCATCGTCTGCCTCTACGCTCAATGCTGGTGACGTGTTCACCATCCCTGGCGTGTTCGCAGTCAACCCACAGAATCGTCAGTCTTACGGCAAACTGCGTAACTTTGTTGTGATGGCTACGACTTCTGTCGGAACTAGCGCAACATCGGTACAAGTTAGCCCCGCTATCATTACCGCTGGTCAATTCCAAAACGTCAGCATCACTTCTAGCGGTTCGCAAAACATTACGGCGTTTAACAACACCGGCGTGGCTTCCCCGCAAAATATGATGATGCACCGCAATGCGTTTACGCTTGCAGTTGCTGACTTGGAATTGCCTGATGGCGTTCATTTTGCCGGTCGTGCAAGCGATAAGGAAATCGGTCTGTCTATGCGTGTTGTGCGTCAGTACACCATTAACAACGACTCGATTCCTACCCGTCTTGACGTTCTTTATGGCTGGGCTCCACTCTATCCTGAGTTGGCCTGCCGTATCGCCTCCTAATTGGACAGGGGGGGAGAAATCCTCCCCGTTCATTAACTTTTTTTAAGGAAAAATCATGGCAAATCCAGGCCCAGCATCAACAACCACAGTACATCCACAAAATGTATTGACCACGCAAGCATTGCGTCTTATTGCTACTATCAAAAACGTGAGCGCCAATGGAACTGGCAATTACGCTATGCAAGTGGCTAACACTAGCGTGTTTCTCCCCCAAAGTCTTATCGTCACCAATCTAAACAACGCAGGCGCTTCTGTAACGCCTACTGGTTTGGCTATGGGTGTCGCTACTACTTCCGGTGGTTCTAGCCTGTACGGTGCAATTACTGCGGCAAACTTGAGCACTCCTCAAGGCGCTTCTTTGGTTGCTCCTACTGCATCGACCACCGCTACAACCGTTCAAAACCTGTACTTGAACGTAACCGCTGGACTGACTACCGCAGTTGCTGGCGCTACGTTTGATGTGTACGTTTACGGTTACGACTTTAGCGTACCGTTCTAAACGGATGTGAAAAGAAAAGAGGCCATCTCTGAGAGGGGGTGGCCTTTTTTCGTTACAATTTAAACACCTTTACAAAGGAAATCAAAATGTCCTCTACGACAGTTACCCGTGGCAATTCCCACGAAACCTTCTACATTGGCCCTTCCCTTACCCCTGCTGCGGTTGCTTCTTATACCAGCGCTGTGCAGACATTTACCATTCCTGGCTTGCAAACTACAGACATTGTTTTGGTAATTGGTGCAACTAGTGCCCAAACCGCAGGAATAATGCCTGGTGAAGCAGATTGCTACACCGCAAACGTTTTGTCTTTGCAGTTTTTGAATGCTACTGCTGCAAGCGCAACACCAGTCGCAGGAACGTATGTAATCCAAATCGTTCGTGCTGAAGGCCCATTGCCTGTAACGGCGGTCTAATATGTCTAACACGACTGTCCTGCGAGTGGTTGGTCAAACAACCGCTGTATCTGTGACAGCATCGTCAACATCGGCAACCATCATTAATGACCAAGTAAACGATCAAGTTAATTTTGCATCGTTTCTAAACACCGGCGCAGTCGCCGTTGCGGTTAAATTAGGTGATGCCAATGTGGGCGCTGCTGTGTTGCCGGTGTCTGGTACACCTGGCGACTTTTTGCTTCCTCCGTTAATGACAACCCCTGTTGTATTGGCTTGTCCTACCATACCCTTTTATGTTCGCATGATTGGCGCTGGTGCTGGCCCTTCACTTGTGTATGTAACACCTGTCGGGAATCAAAGTTAATATGTCTGACCCTGCTAAAACAATAGATCAAAACATCCTGCCCGTGCAGGCTCTGTTTAACTTGGATAACACATTCAATACGTTTATTGGGCAGGGTCAGCCATTTTCCGCAACAATTAGCCCAGATCAGTCGGGCTTAAACATCACAAACAGCACGATTAACAGCACGACAATTGGAGCGACAACGCCTTCAACCGGCGTATTCACCAACATTGCGACCACAACGGGCACGATTTCAACCGCCCCATCAAGCGCAAACGATATTGTCAATAAAGCATACGCTGATGCGATTGTCCAAGGGTTAAACCCTAAAAGTGCCTGCCAAGCGGGTACAACCGTAAACATTACGTTGTCAGGACTTCAGACAATTGACACGGTTTCCGTTGTTGCTGGCGACTATGTTTTAGTAAAAAATCAAAGCGCTGCCGCTGAAAATGGAATTTATGTTGTATCAGCAACAGCGTGGACACGATCCCCGCAAATGGATACATGGGCAGAAGTTCAAGGCGCTTATACCCTTGTCCTTTACGGAAGCCAGGCCACAACCGGATGGGTCTGCACTTCCCCAAAAATTGGAACAATTGGCGTTACCGCGATAACGTGGACGCAATTTAATGCCGCTGGTTCGTACACCGCAGGAACAGGGTTAACCCTTACTGGTAACACTTTTTCCATTACCAACACTGGAGTTACGGCGGCTTCTTACGGTTCTGCTT